AGCGTGTGGGCATAGGTGCCGAGCGCTCGACCGCAGCCGCCGGTGGTGATCTCGCCCGTCAGGGCGGTGCTCGAGGCCGACGCTGCCGAGGCATTCTCGGTCAGGGCGATATATCGAGCCGCGGCATTGCCCGCGATGATGTGATAGTTGGCGGTGGTGCCCGGGGTGTTGCCAGCCGAGTCGTCACCGTTGCGCCAGGCATCGACCGTCAGGACCGACGTGGTGTTGGTGCTGATCGTGGCGTGAACAGGGGCGTTCGTGGACTCCTCGGCGACCACGATGTTGCCGATGTAGGCGTCGGCCACGAACGGCGTACCGGTCGCCGTCAGCGACGTGGCACCCGAGCCGGTGGCGATGGTGCCCGACACGCCGAAGCCGAGCTTGCCACCGAGCATGGCGGCGATCTGGTCCCTGCCGCCGTTGTTGGCGGTGGTCAGCACGTTGTGGCTGACGCCCGAGTCATCCCACGATCCGTCGGGGTGGATGACCACGGCGTGGACGTTGTTCGGTCCGACCTTGATGCGGTCCTTGCCGATGACCACCTCGCCATCGAAGACCCACAGGCGCGTACCGCCGATGATGCGCTCGACCGGCTTGTACATCAGGCAGGCTCCTCGGAGTTGGCTTCGACGGTGGCTTGGGTCATGGCAGCGGCGCGCTTGGCCGCCGCGAGGCGTTCCCGCGCGGCGGCGTAGCCCTTGTCGTCCTTGTCCAGCGAGGCGAGCTCCTGCTGGTAGTAGTCGACGAGGTCGGCGTCGCGATAGAAGGCTTCCGGGTTGTCGACCGGCTCGAACTTGTCCTTGGGCACGTGTGACTCCTTACACGTTGTCGCGGGCGGCCGTCTGGTCGTCCACGGATCGGGCGACGATGCGGTTGAGCGAGCCGCAGTCGGGGCAGGGCTTGCGCCGGCGCTCGACGATCGGGCGCTGGCACTTGGCGCAGATGGACCGTTGCTTGGGGATGAACCGCACTTACTCGACTCCCGTCACAGGCCCGAGCGGGTACTGCTTGGTCGGCTGGCCGCGGATGACCCGCTTCTTCTTGGGCGGGGTGATGTCATCGACGATCCGGACGTCCTGTGGGCCGGTGCGCTCGACGACCTTGACCTGTGGCGGCGGCACGTTGACCACGACATCCTTGGCCAGCAGGTCGGACAGGCCCTTGACGATGGGTTCGAGGTCGACTTCCGGACGGGCAGCCTCTTGGATGGCCGCGATGAGCGGGTCCATGTCGGCATGCACCTCGGGAACCTTGATCTCCGGCACGTGGACGTGGACCTCGGATGGGGTCTGCGCCTTCATCGCGTCGCCGATGTAGTTGTTCACTACGATCCGCTCGCCGTGGTACGCCTTGTCGGTCACCGGGGCCCAGTCGAGGGTGCCGTTGGGGTGGTCCTCGATGGCCATCGCCTCTTCGATGGTGAACGTCTGGCCATCCCTAGCGGCGCACTCGGGATCGTAGTCGCCGTCATAGGCCAGCACCCGCTCGACCCCGAACTCGCCGTAGGCGTCGAGCGCTGCGCGGTTGTACGACAGCATCGTCTCGGTGCGGGCGACCGTCTCGGCCCGGGCGTCGTCGAACTCGGGCAGCGCCTTGATGCCGTTGTACCCTTCATCCGGCACACCGTCGATGATCTGGTCCAGCGAATACCCGTGCCGAGTGCCCTCGGCCAGGCTGGCTTGGACCGCCTCGAGGGTGTGCCCATTGATGCCGGTGATGCGCTCGCCGCCGTAGTCGACGAGGTCCGCCACCACCCTGCCCACCGCCCGGTTAGGGACGATCAGGTCGAGCGTGTCGGCCACCACCTGCAGCGAGCCCCGGGCCGCCTGCACGTACAGCTTGCCGAGCACCTCGCGGAGCAGGTCGTCCTCGCGCTTCTGGTTCCACCAGTCGGGGTCCGCCTTGATGGCCCACTCGGATCGCATCGACTTCGTCTTGGGCCAGTCGGCGCGGATGCCGTCGATGATGCGCTCGGACTGGAGCTCGAAGAAGCGCCGCAGGTCGGGGTCGTTCGACTCGACCACGTCGGTGCGGGCCTTGGTCGCCTTGGCCACGACCTGGCTGACCGACGAGCTATCGGCGGTGTCGTCACGGACCGATGCGCTGGGGCCGTTGTTCTCGGGCGGCTTGGCTGCTGCAGCTGCCGCGGCGAGTTCGGCCTGGTGCGCCGGATCGAGCATCTCGGGCAGCCCGGTCCACTTGATGTGGTCGAGGCCGACCGCCTTGATGATGGCCTTGGGATCGAAGCCGATGTTCACCAGCGACTTGAATGCGCCGGCCTTCTCCAAGAGCGATGAGGCGTCATCGAGGTCGGGCAGTTCCGTCTCGAACTTGAACGTCTGCCCCATCAGCTGCTCGTAGCGGCTGATGATGTTGACCTGGATGACCTCGTCGAAGCTGTCGGTACGCGGGTTGATGGTGCCCCGCCAATACCAGTCGTAGAGTTCGCGGCGCGTCTCGCCCGAGGCGTTCTGGCCTGCCGGCATCGACACGCCCAGCACTTCCGGGGCGATTGGGAAGGCGGTCAGGATGTTGTCGCGGTTGAGTTCGGCCAGTTCGGGGATGCCGATCTCCGCAGGGGTGGAGGCACCCGAGGCGTACTCCATCGGTTCCGGGAACAGGAGCATCCGCTTGGCCGAGTTGGCATCGCTGACCACGTTGCGCCAAGCCCGCTGCGCGTCGTTGAACTCGTCCTCGTCGAGGGCCCGTTCGCGTGGCCACATCATGCCCGCCAGCCGGCCGCCGGTACTGAGCAGGTCGGCGGTGTGCTTGGACATGAGGTCGGTCAGGGGCAGTTCGGCGTATACCGCCTCGACCACCCCGACGCCGTAGGTGTTGTCGTCGTCGGCCGAGGCGTTGGAGAACGTGACGATCTCCCACGGCTCGAACGTCATCGAGCCGCCTTGCTTGTCATAGTCGAGTATCCAGCCGAGCAGCTGGCCTGACCGCTTGTCGTACGACGGCCACAGCCTGCTAGGACTGACGCCGTAGATGGCGGTGATCGGCGCTACCGGCGAGGCGGCTTCGAGGTACCAGAACGTCCAGCCCGCCATGTCCCGCCGGATGTGCGTCTTCTGGCGCAGCATCCGCCCCGTCTGCTGGGGGTTCGGGCGCTCCATGAGGCGTATGAACTGGTCGATGGGGTTGAGCGTCTCGAACGGGATGTCGAGATCGGGCTGGGGGATGTTCGTCTCTTCGGGATCGTCCGACTCGACGTCCCCATCGCTGACCGTCCACGGCAGGCGCGCGATGTCGCCGCTGATCTTCGACTCAGCCTTGTAGAACCAGCCGCACTTGTAGGCCTGCAGGAATGCCTTGGCCTTGGCCTGCGGGTCATCCATCTGGCGCAGCGACGACAGCGGCGGGTCGTTCAGGAACGCGGACACGCCGGCACCCGTCACGGCCTTGATGTCCCACGGCAGGCGCTCGATCTTGGGGGCGCTGATGGTGGTGCCCGCCCACGGGGTGTCATCCCATTCGCTCACGCGGCAGCTCCGAAGGTAGACACCCGATGTCGAGCGCGTGACCGGGCGTGGATGGCGAGGTTGAATGCGTCGGCGAGGTCCGGAGACGGCAGGCCGCGGGCCTTCATCTCCTCCTTGGACTCGATCTGGACCTTGCCCGACGAGGTCATGCGGTAGGTCGGTGCGGTGAGCTCCGCACGGAGTCGCTGGTAGTGCGACTCGTCGAGCCGTGCCAGGCTCAGTTCACTGTTCTGCGGGTCGAGTTGCTGTCGAACGTCCCACCAGAGTTGAGCACGTAGGTTGAGCAGCAGTTCAGGGTCGCGAAGTGGGGCGTCAGCCACGTTGACATCCAGCAGACGTCCGGGTAGTCGCTGTTCGCGAATGCGATCGACAACACCCGCGCCAACCCCGATGACATCGACCGCGAGGGCGCCGCGTCGACGCTGGAGAAAGGATGCTCCCATACCCGCCACGGCCATCGTGTCCTGTCCGTGGATGATGGTGACCGACTCTGGGGCATTGCCGTTCCCTTCCACGAGGACCGAGTCGTCACTGCCGAACCGGGCTACGTCGAGGCCTGCCCATTCCCGGGCATCGGTGTACGGCTCGCGGACCCTGGCCAGTTCGATCCATTGCAGCGGGATGACCGCGTTGGACTGGGTGTCGGGGAACTGCCCGAGGACCTTGGCCTGCCACCACGGCGTGCCCTCGAGCCCTTCCTTGCGGCGCTCCTCGAGCCAGTACGGATCGACTAGGGCCGAGGACGCCTTCGGGTCGACCGCTTCGCCGGTGAAGTTGGGGGTGTCGAATACGGAGATGGGGATGACGTGCCAGTTGGGGAGGCGGCAGGCCTCGAAGAACGGGCCGGCGGGCTCGTAGGGGTTTCCGATAGCCAAGATGCGAGAAGCGCGGTTAACAACAAGTCCCCGGACAGCCTCCCATAGCTGCGCCGATACTCCGTTAGCCTCGTCGATAATGACCAAGACTCTGGCGGCATGGATGCCCTGGAGTCCTTCGGGATCGGTGTCATCCGGCTTCCTCCCGATGCAGAATGCGCCGGTCTCCTCGATCTCCCAGCGCAGGTCCGTGCCCGCTGATGGCTTGCCCGGTAGACCGCCCTTGCGATGGGCCTCGCGCAGTTCCTTCCACGGGATGTCCCTGATCTGCGGGAAGCTGTTCGAGGTGATAACGCACACACCACCGGTTGCGACCCACCACGCTGCAAGTCGGGCGGCGATCCAGTCCTTGCCCGACCCGAAGCAACTCGGGACTGCCGTATACGAGTGGTCGCGTACCGCTTCGGCTATCCGTGTCTGGATCGACCACGGCTGCTCCCCGAGGATGGCGCGGATGAACTTGTCGGGCTCGTCGACGAACTCGTCATAGCCCTTAGCCCTCTGGCGTGCCCTCAGACGGTGGCGGGCCTCCGCGACCAGTAAGGACTTGCTCGGCTTCGAGGATGGCTGCGGTGAGTTCAGCGTCGGAGATGGTGCCGGTGATGTCACGGGCTTCGGTCCTCGCAGTAGCACCGCCCGACAGCAGTTGCGTCTTGTCCACCATCACGCCGAACAGGGTGACCAGGTCCTTCGGCTCGAACCTATCGAGACTGGCGCTGATCTTCTCCAGCGCACGATGGGCCATCATCTGCGCCCCGTCGGCCAGTTCCTCGCGCGTTTTGTCGAGGTACTTCGCCAGTTCCGGATCGTCTCGCCAGCGTCGGATGCTGGACTCGGGCACACCGGTAGCGCGTTCGGCCGCCAGGTTCGACGTCAGTTCGGCGGCGATGACCGTGGTCACCTTCTCGCGCTTGGTGTAGTGGCGCGCCATCTAGGCCTTCTTGGCTGCCTTCTCGTCGGGGAAGCAGGTCTTGCACGGCTTGGTGGTGCTCTCCTGCCAGGGCTGGTTCGGTGGGACGATCTGGCCACAGCCGGTGATCTCGCCGTCGACGATGAGGTGGTCCTTGCCGTCTTCGAGGGTCACGATGATCGGGGTGCGGGGCATATCGGTTCTCCTACTCGGCGTTCCAGCTAGCCTCGCCTATCTCATCCTTCTCACGGTCGGCCATCTCGATGACCTGATCGGTGAAGGCTCGCAAGTCCTGATCGTCGGGATAACGTGCGGCGAGGTCTCGTGCTGTGTCCTGCAAGCCATCGAGTTCATCGCATCGTGCACACATGAGCGCATCTCCAGGGACGCTACCGCCAGCGGTGCCGTGTGGCTGGCGATGCCTGCGGGAGTCCGGTGCCCGCATCGGGATGATGTTGCGCGGATACTACGCGACTGCGATGTCCTCGCGGTAGTAGTTCTGTGGTGGTTCCTCGTGATAGCGCTCGTAGAGCCGGTGTAGTGCCGCCTCGATGTAGGGCCGCCTCACCGGTTCGATGATCCCGAGCGAGGCGCAAGCCCCATCCCAGTCACCGTCACGCAGGGCGGTTCGGTACAGGGCCCGAGCCATGAATGGGTACGGTTCGTGAGGATGTCCCCGGCCCGCAAGTCGTGCGAGTGCTGCGCGCATGGGCGTTCGATAGTGATTATGGATGTCCTTGTGGCCTTCGTATTCGGCGGCTTCTGTGCCATACGGGTCGTCCTCGATGAAGGCGCGGAACGGGTCGGCGACCCTCGGTGAGCCCATGACCGAGCCGCCGACCGGATCGTAGCCGTCGCCATCCCCTCGGCGCTTGGCATCACGCCATACCCCGCGGGTGTGCAGGCGGTCGGGCACCTCTTCGCGGAAGCCTGCCATGTACCACCCGAGCAGGTCCTTGGGACGTGCCATCTTGGCCCGCTTGCTACGGGCGTTGTCGTCGGCGTAGGGCTCGCGCTTCACTGGCAGTCCTCGCACAGCTGCGGCTGGCCGATCATCCGCGTGAGGGGCATGACCTCACTGACCTCGAGCGGTGCGATGGGGTGGTCGTCAGCCCGTGGTCGCATCCGCCGGCCACAGTGGGTCACGGCATCGTTGGCGATGACCGACTCGACGACGTGCCACTTGGCACCCGCTCGCCGACGCCGGACCCAGTCGCCGATGTTCACGTCTGTTTAGAGGCCTTAGCGAGGGCAGCAAACTCACGGTCAACCGCCTCGCGAGCGGCCAGCCATCCCTGTCGGAAGCCATCTGCCCATGCCTCGGCCTCACCATCGGCCAATCCTGCCAATGCCACCCGATCGATGGCAGCTAGCAGCGCTTCGCGTAACTCATTGTGTGGTACGGCAGCGGCGTGACTTCGAGCATCGGACGGTCCATTCCATGGCATGACGGCTCCTCGTGCATCGCGCTCGGTCTGCCACAGAACAAACGGGCAGTCGGCATCAGTGTCGCCGGCCAAGGGGTCTTGGCATGTGCATGCAGGTGCCGTATTCATCCGAACTGGCCCCACAGCAGGCCAATGCATACGAACACGACCGCCCAGCCTAGGAGCGAGCGGCCCTGTGCCTGGAACTCCTCGACGAGCGCCAGCACCAGCGCTACGACGAACAGGATCGTGGGGATGGTCATGACGTGGCCCACCGCAGGACCGCCCGGTAGGCGGCTCGGATGGTGGCGCCGGCGAGGGCGAACGCCACGACATCGGGGGTCTGGACGGCCGAGCCGACATCGACGATCTGCGCTGCGGCGAGGGCGGCAGCACCCGATAGCAGCACGTCGGCGATGAAGTCCTTGACCAACTTCGGGACGGTGAAGGCACTGATCCCGGTGCCATCGGTCAGCGTCCCTACGACGCCTGTCTGGGGTGCGTTCGGTGTTCCGCTCATGTCTGGGGGTCCTCCGGTGTGGTGGTTGCGTCTTCCTCGGTGCCGTCGATGGCGTCCTCGTCGGGGAACTCAGGATCGGGAACGGTGGTCGGAGCTCCGGGCGGTGGCTCGTCGGGCACGTCGTTGGGCGGGTCCTCGAAGTCGTCGGTCATGGGTACTCCTCGAGCGAGGTGGCGGACTGGTTCGGGTCGATGTACTCGCCCCGCAAGCCACCCGCCAGCATACGCACCAGCATCCGGCCCGAATAGCCAGGCCAGGCGTAGAAGATGGGCATCGAGCAGGGTGCGGAGGTGTCCTGCGAATAGGCCGCGTGCTCGGTCCGCCCGGTGATCCGGCCATCGGCTCCCAGTTGGTAGACGAAGAACTTCTGGCCGCCATCGAAGTGCAGCGCGTAGGTGCTGACCCGGTCCTTGGTGAAGGCGGCGTAGACGTAGCCGTCACCGAGTGCCCGGTAGCCGGTGGCGGCGATGTTCAACTTGCCAGCGAACGACCGCAGCAGTGACCAGGGGTACGGCTCGTTGCGGTACTTGTACACCCCGGCATAACGGCCGTCCGCGAGCGGGTCCATCGCATGGGCGTCGGGTGGCACGAAGATGGCGTGATTGCCGCGGAAGCCGTTGCCGGCGTCGAAGCGGCTGGCGGCGATCGGCGCGTACCAGCCTTGGAGGATGGCACCCTGACCAGCGGCGACCCGCTTCTGGAACGACGCGAACGGCAGGCGATAGACCACGTCGGCGAAGACGCGAAAGACACACTCGTCCCCCTCGATGGTACCGTTGGTGCAGGTAGAGAGGCCCCCCGGAGCACCGAGTGGCCGCGACAGGCGCGAGCGGTCACCCGCGATCACGGCCGCGCCGCCCACCTCGCCGAGGGGACGGCTGGAGAAGGAGGCCCCGAATTCCCAGCTCCGCCGCCGGTAGTACGCCCCGCCGCCCAGCGTGAACGCAAAGCTGGAGGAGAAG